TTTTCTAGTTCAGCGTCTATTGTTTCTATAATATCACCATGCTCTGCAAGTCCTACATGAGAACCTAGTAATACTTCAATGTTCATAACGTGGGCTTCTATACCACCCTCATAAAGTTTTATGAGTGCTCTAATTATTCTTTCTCGATAATTATTCATCTTTCTTTACTCCTAAAAACGCAGGTATAAATTGTTTTAAAAATCTTTCTCTATTGTTATCATCTAATATTATATGTATCATTAAAGGTAAACAAATGAAAGATAGTATATGAAATACTAAACAGCCTAAATACCTATATCTGTAAGCAACATTTTGAGGGTCTACTAAGCTTATTACTTTCATTGCAGGTCTCCACAATTGAAAGTATGCCATAAAAACTCCACTTACCCAAAGAGCTGCAATAATATTAAATGTTGTATATGTCGACTCCATATTTCTCAAGATGTTTTAAACTACCTAAGTCATATGCCAGTTGCGTACAGTAACTTCCTGCATATCTTAAATGCGGGAAGAAAGTGTCCGTCAAATCTGTGGTCTCAATAGTGTAGATTAAATACATTCTTGCTCCATACTTTTCGACATAATTTACAGCTTTAGTAATATCTCCTTGACAAGCATAACCAGCATTTGCTGCTTGATGCTCTGGTGTTATTTCTCTTACTATTTTTGCTGGGTAGTTCTTTCTAATTGCCCAGACTACTTCTCCGACTTTGAACTCATCTGCTACACATTGGTCTGGTAGCATAGCTGTTCTTCGTCCTTCGTAGTCACCCTCTGGCAACTTCATGGGAACACCTATCTTTTCAATTATGCTTTTTACAAAAGCAGGAGAACGATACATGCTTGACGCAATACTAGAGACATTCTCTCCAGTAAGGTATCGTTGTACTACAAAACGAATATCATCATCAGTTGCAGGTTTCCCACGCAACTTAGCTTTCATACGACTAGTTCTTTCAATATCTAGTTTATGCTCATCTATTATTTTACCTAGTCTAGTAGTATTGTAAGTAATGTTAAGTATAGAACAAGCTTCCTTTTTGGTTATAGGTTTCTCTTGCTCTAGTAACTCAATTACTTTGGCTATATTCGCTTTGGTTAGATTCTCGTGTTTCTTTATTCTCAATTTCTTTTCCTAATAACATTACAGCATAGTGTAATATCTTAAGCAAATCATTGGTATCTTTCCCATTCTTCTTGCCATATCGCTGAGCATACTTTATGATATTTCCTAAGCAAAACCCTTCCCCATGACCTGCGTCGAATATGAACTCCGTTGATTGTATTTTATCCATACTATAATGCTCATGATATGTGCCAATAATATGGTTTCTTAACATATTTAATGCTGTTTCTTCGTTAAATTTATCTCTCATTTTTCTGTTGTAAAAAAGCAAACTTGTACAAGTCTGCCTGATTTCTTATCATGCCCCCAACCTGCGTTGAACGGAGCATGCCAATAGTTTGCAGGATACATTATAAGTCTATTGTAAATGTTCGCTGCATAAGTATGTAAGTCAAAAATACCATCAGGTTTCCAAAACTCTTTGAATCCTGCCTGTGGGGCAATCTTCATTTGTTTTGTTTTATAAACACTATTAGTATTCTTTGCTCGGAACAATGCTGTTCCATGGTCGGCTTTCGCATTAGGACTTAGATAACATACTGAAGCCCATGATGCGCCACCACTTTCTTTTTCTTTTATTTCGGTAAGTTTACTATTGTCATGATGTACCCAATTTAAGTGAGGTTTCCCTTGTAAATTAGTTTCTTCAAGTCCAAGTGTAAAAGCAGTATTACTATTATTTGTTGGAAAGTCTATTATCTTTCTATTCAATATAGTTTCATACCTATTCTTTAAATAGAGCCAGTTATTAATGTTAGTTCCATTTGTTCGCTTACCTGGAAATAAGTTTTTCTTACCTTTGTTGCCAGGGTAAAAGAATTCTTTTAATGCTTTATCCCTAACTTCATCTGGATTTGGGTAGAAATTATCTACTATTATAATCATTTTTGAAGTTCTTCAATAACATCTAATCCACCTTCAATCTTTGCAAGGTATTCTTTTTTGTCTGCTAACTGACTTTCAAGAGATATAATCTCCTTACTTATCTTATCATGTTGCAACTTCAAATTATTTTTTAGCATTTCTGTATGCGACATTGTTTCCAAAGGCTCTTTTGTTATGCCTAGTAATTGGTCTAATTTAATGTCTTTCGCCATGCTTTCTTACTCCATTTCCTAAATGCACTTCACTACCGTCAGACTTTCTCATAATAATTTGTCTGAAGTAGTGTTGTTTCTCCATATACTTATCAATCGCTGCTAGTCTATCTTCTTTACTAACACCATCATTGAATGTGAAAGTATACTCTCCTCTTTTTACTTTAATCATTTTGCTGTTATTCTTTGGTCATACCAAGCAAGACCTTCGTCCCACCAGTAGGGTTTATCCCTGTGTGACCACTTGGCGAATGTCGCCTTGTCTGTATGATAGTAAAGTCTGTAACTACCAATAACATCTTCTGCGTCTTTTAGTTCATCTGGCATTGCCATACCAAATGCTGTCTGTCCAAGACGAGGTGTATTTTTAAGTTCGGGTAGTTTATTTATTACTTCTACTACTGACTTATGTTGTTTGCCATAGCGATAATGATACTCGTCATTCAAAGCATTGGCATAACAATGAACCCACTCAAAATTATCAAGGGAAGACCTTGTCCATATCGTGCATGGGTGATTATACATCATCGGCAGATATTGACACAAAGGTCTTTCCTCGAGGGGTAAATCTTTTATCTTCGCTTTTTCTTCATTGAGGATTTTACTCTCCTCTTTGTTCAAAGCTCTGGGAACAAACCCTAGAACATGGTCTACCCAGACAGTGGTGCACATTAGCTGTGCTGCTTCGAGTGGCATTTTTACTATGTGTTTATCCACATGATATTCTGCACACTTGTCTAAATCTTCATCTAAATAAAATAAATTCATCTAATCCAGCACTTATATTCTTTGCACTCTCCTGTTTTATAGTCTACCATCTTGCCACAAATCTCGCAGTCGTCCCAATACCAAGTCTCAAAGGACTTTGTATCTGAGTTCCACACTTGGCAAGTTTTCTTGTCTATTGTATTTTCCATAATATAATATTATACACGAATTTTTACTTGATGTCAAGAACTATTTTTATTTGCTACCAAAGGCTTTACCAGCCTCAGATATACCAAATGCTCCCAATGTTACTATCACAAAAGAAGTATAAATAGTATCTGATATAACTAAATCTTGACCCATAAATGCTGTAACTAAATCACACACCCCAAATACTGTCATTAAAAAGAATGAGATAAAACCAATAATTGCTTTTTCATTTATATCATTATCATCTAAAAATAAATCCATAAACTTACGCTTTCCAGGTTTCATTCTGGCACGGTCTTGTTTCATCTTCTCAATTAAATCTTCTGCTGCATCGAGCTTGTCGACTAGCTTCATATACTTATCGAGGTCTATCTGAACTTCATTTCTACTGTTATCAGCTTCAATTTCTGCCATAGTTCTCTCCTATGGTTTCCAGTCATACCATTTCCTTCTACGATATGGCTTACCTAAGGTAGCCTCTCTAAAATGAAAAGAAATTGATATTCTTGGACTTAGAGTATCAACTCTATGAAATTTTCCTTTCGGAATATATAGCAAGTCCCCGTCATCAAGCTCCACAACCTCTTCTAATGTTGCGTCTCTTAGCCTTTGATGACCAAGGTCTTTGCTAAACTCTTTATAAATGTACCAGCGTATTTTACCCGATACATGAAATAAAAAATTATCTGTTGAATCTGCGTGTATTGGAAAGCAGTGTGCGTCTTTACGCTTACTACAATATATGTTTGCCTGTCCTACTCCATATACTTTTTCGAACTCTTGGCACTGTCTCCACATATTTCCATTCAAAAACTCACTTAATGTAAGTATAAAACTACACCCTTGATTCCAAAAATCTAAAATTTGTTCTCTACTATATTTTTCTTTTGACTTTTTCTTACACCACTTATTACCATTTGGTAATACTATTTGTAGTTGGGGAGTTCTATCCCATTGTCCGATTTTTATCTGATTAAGATAGTTATCAAACTCGTGCCAACTAAAATGGTGTCTAAATATATTAGTTTTCGACTTTATTACAAAGTGTTTTTTATCCTTAAACTCATCAAAAAACCTTTCACGAGTTAATGGTTTAATTAGTGTATCAAAGGGAATTGACAATTTTTGCTAACCTCCAC